ACCGATCTGTTGATCAACTCATGGAACGAAGTGCCGGCAGCTTTACAATGGGCAACCTACAATGGCGGCACCACATGGGCCACAGCTGAAAATACCGGTTTGGGTGAGATTGATACACCAGGTAGTTACGAGCTGGCCAATCGTGGCGCATCAACCACAAATGTTTATTCATTGGTTTCAGCTTTGGCAACATCGGGATTGGGCTACATTTACGAAAACTCATTGGGCCAAATTTCCTATGCCTCGGCAGATCATCGCTCAATTTATTTGGCCACCAATGGATACACGGATCTCTCAGCTGCACAGGCTTTGGCCAATTCGCTTTCAATCCAGACAAGAGCTGGTGACATCCGCAACGAGATTGTTTTGAAATACGGAGGCAATTCAGCCAATGAGGTTGTGGATTCTGATGCAACCTCGATTGCTTTGTATGGCAAATTGGCACAGATAATCAGCACAACAATTGAGCATGAAACTGATGCTGAGGATCAGGCCGCTTTTTACTTAACACTCAGAGCTTATCCTCAAGCCAATTTCAACCAAATTACTTTTGAGCTGACAAACCCGGAAATTGATGATGCTGACCGGGATGCGTTGATCAACATTTTCATGGGATTGCCAATGCGAATCACCGATCTGCCGCTCAACATGGCATCCGGTACCTTTTTGGGATTTGTTGAAGGATGGACATGGCGTGCCGCTTATAACAGCGTTTCTGTCACGGCTATTCTTTCCCCATTGGCATTTTCATTGCAAGCCATGCAATGGCAAGATGTCGCAATTGCAGAGCAATGGAACACAATCAGCGGCAGCCTAAATTGGGCTGATGCGTTAGTCGTAGCGTAAGGAGAAAACATGGCAAATCCAACAAGCAATTTTGGATGGCAAATGCCAACACCGACCGATTTGGTCACGGATTTGCCAGCTGATTTTGAAGTATTTGGTCAGGCGGTTGATACATCAATGGCTGACCTTAAAGGCGGCACATCTGGGCAGGTACTTTCAAAGAATTCAAACACCGACATGGATTTTGTGTGGGTCACATCAGATGATGCCAATGCGATCCAAAACACAATTGTTGATGCAAAAGCAGATTTGATCACCGCAACCGCAGCAGATACACCAGCACGCCTTGCAGTAGGCGCAAACAATACTTTGTTGATTGCTGATTCGACCGAATCAACTGGTTTAAGATGGGGTGGTGCTTGGACTACTTGGACTCCATCATTTACTAACTTAACTGTTGGAAATGGAACAGTAATTGCTAGATACCAACAAGTCGGAAAGACAGTTAATTTTGAATTTCGTTTTGTTATGGGTAGCACAAGTTCAATGGGAACAACTCCCAATTTTACATTGCCAGTTTCATCAGCATTAACGCCTTCATACTTTGTCTGTTTTATTTCAGATGTTGGAACAGGCTCGTTTGTGGGTGGTGCTGATTGTAATGCGACAAATGCTTATCCATTTGTAACCAAGACCGACTCAACTTATGGCGGAATTGGCTATTTATCTGCAACACAACCAATGACTTGGGTCACAGGCGATAACTTTGTTATTCGCGGAACATACGAGGCGGCATAAAATGACATTTCAATTCAATCCAATGTTTCCAGATGCAACAAATGAGCAAAAGTGGGAGCAAATAAAACTTTGGCGTAACGCTGAATTGGCTCGCACAGACTGGACACAGCTTGTCGATTCGCCAGCTGACAAAGAAGCGTGGGCAACCTACCGCCAAGCATTGAGAGATTTGCCAGCACAAAACGGATTGGCTGATGATGCGGAATTTCCAACCGCACCATGAGTAATTTCCCACAAGGCACATTGCCGCGTTTGATTCAGGTTGCTTTGGCCGAAGTTGGCACAGCTGAAACAGGCAACAATGAGACGAAGTACGGCAAACACATGAAAGCCGACAAGCTGCCATGGTGCGGATCGTTTCTCAATTGGTGTGCAGATCAAGCTGGTGTCAAAGTGCCAAATGTTGTTAGCACAAGAGCTGGTGCCGAGGCATTTAAGAAAGCCAAGCAATGGCACACAACACCAAAGATTGGTGATTTTGTTTTCTTTGATTTCATCATCGATGGCAAAGAAACAATCAATCACATTGGCTTGGTGATCCGCTGTTCAGAAAAGCAGATCGTGACCATCGAAGGCAATACATCATCCGGTGGCGATCAGCGCAATGGTGGAGAAGTGATGGTGAAGTCAAGAGCTTTGGGAGCACGCTCATTTGTGGTGGGCTACGGCCGACCAGTTTATGAGCCTTTTTCTGGTGATTTACCAGATCGACCAAAAGGAGAAAAATAATGGAGCAAGCAAAAGCAATTGCAGCATCATGGGCGCGGTCATACATTGCCGCAGCTTTGGCCGTTTACATGGCAGGTGGAGACATCAAGGCAATGGCAATGGGTGGCGTGGCAGCTGTTGTGCCGGTCATTTTGCGCTGGTTAAATCCAGCTGACAAAGCTTTCGGATCAACGGGGAAATGATCCCGAAACTACTCTCGGCAGGTTTAGCTTTGATCCTTTCGCTAAGCTTTGCCGGGTGTGGTTATCAAGGATGGGTGCGATACCCATGCCAAGAGCACGAGAATTGGGAAAACCCAGAGTGCCAAAAACCACAATGCAAAGTCACGGGAACCTGTACAGAGGATGTGATCGGTGATGGCCTCAAAGAATAAAGAGCGTTTAAGTCAAGAGGAAATCAAGGCGCGGCTGATGTTTCTCATTGGCGCGGTTTTATCATTCGTGTTTTTGATTGTCACATTGGGCATCACATACGCATTGATTTTTGTGACACAGCCAATTGGAGCACAGGCACCCAATGATGCAGCTTTTATTGATTTGCTCAAGACTTTGGCGATTTTCCTCACCGGGTCATTGGGTGGGGTTTTAGCATCCAACGGCCTCAAAGATAAGCAAAACAAATCTGAGTATGAGAAAGCAATCGAAAAGCGTTTTGGCGGTAGCGACACGCCATAAATTGAGCGTGATTGTTGAATTTGTCGGCTTAGCCTGTCACTCTCTCTTTTGGGAGCGAAGCACAGTAGTTCCCGAAACGGGAGCAATACAATGAACGAAGCATCAATTGTGATCTTTATGATCATCGCTGGAGCCTTATGGGCTGTCATGTCTTATTCGGTCGGATACAAGGAAGGCCATCGCCAAGGCTATACACGAGGCCGAGCGGTATCACGCCACATTTCACAGTATGACAAGGCGGCCAAGTAATGAAAGAAATCGCAGCTGCATTTGTTAAGGCTCAACGCAATTTCGCACCAGCTTTGAAAAAGGCTGAGAATCCTTATTTTGGATCAAAGTATGCCGATCTGGCCGTATGCATCGAAGCTGTTATTAATTCGCTACATGAAAACGGCATCGCATTGATGCAACAAACATCCGAATCAGACAAAGGCGTGATTGTCCAAACAGTTTTTCTCCATGAATCCGGAGAATCCATGCAAGCCGGTCGGATCTTTGTACCAGCTGCACAAAACAGCCCACAGGCATTTGGATCAGCTTTGACCTATGCGCGCCGCTATTCGCTCATGACAGCCTGTGGGATAGCACCAGAGGATGATGATGGCAATGCTGCATCAAAGCCGCCAATGCCAAAGGTCAATGCCGCTGAAGTTTATGATCCATGGACAACCAAATTTGGCGATGTACCAAGTTACAAAACATCAGCTGAGGCTGAATTGGCTGGCACACCATCATTTGGATCATCAGATGAATCACCGGCCGTGCCAGAGTGCCACCATGGCGCAATGCGCTGGAATCAGAGCAAGCCGGATGCTCCTAAATCATGGGGCGGTTACTTTTGCAGCGAGAAGCTCAAAGAGCATCAATGCACACCTCGCTGGTATGTACTACGAAGCACCGGCAAATGGGAGCCACAAGTATGAGCGATTACATGGAAATCCTAAATCCTCAAACCATGACCGGGCGTTTGTACTTTCAAGGTGAAGTGCTGGATGAGTACAAAATCGAGCAATGCGACAAGTGCTCAAAGCTTGTCAAGCTTGATTCATTTGGATACCAAAAAGGCTATGACCACCACGAAAAGGTCATTTGGTTTTGTGGTGATTGCCGATGATCACACGCATGGAGGAAATCCAATGCATGATGGCGGCCATCGATCATTGCAAGGATCGCAATGCAGATCACAGCTCACGCATCATCCGCAATCTTTCATGGTTTGAGTATGTGGCCCAAAACGCTGAATCAATGGTCTCTGAGTGGACTGTGGCCAAAGCTTTGGGATACGACTACACACCCGGCATGACATGGGATAAGGAACAAGCTGATGTGGGCGAACACATCGAGGTCAAATGGTCAGCCAATCCGCACTCAAATCTGTGGATTCAGGAATCAGATCGGCATGACCGAGACATTGCTGTGATGGTTACAGGTAACTCACCAAAGATGCACATTGTTGGCTGGATACCGGTGGCCGTGTGCAAAAAACCACGCTATCGAAACGCATCACAAAACAATTGGAGCGTGCCACAAATCAATCTGCAACCTATTGAGACTTTACAAAGGAGCAATTATGCACATCCTTCAATTTGATTGTTCAATTTGCAAGAAGCTTTACGGCAAACCAAAGCAACGCCATGGCCTCAAGTAAGGTGCTGAACTATCTGAACATGAGTGGTTTGATCAATGTATGGGATGTGGCACATTTGGA